TTCTATTTGGATTAATGGAGTAAAGGCGAATGAGGTTTTAAGCGGCTCAACACCCGTTGGTTTAAGCACTATTGAGTTTTATAACATTTTTGGAGCGGGAACAAAATTTGACGGAAAACTAAAACAAGTCCTCATTTTTAACACCGCCCTATCAGATGCTGATTTAACAGCACTAACAACCATTTAAGAACTGAAAATACAAAATTGAATTATTAACCCGTTATATAATTATATGAAATCAACTGAAATGCTAAGTCAAATCAAATCACTTCTAAACATAGAGGTAAGACTTGAGGAGATGAAATTAGAAAATGGCACTATTGTAAGTGCTGAATCATTTGAAAAAGATAAAGAAATCTTTATTGTAACAGATGACGAAAAAGTAGCTATGCCTGTGGGTGAATACCTACTTGAAGATGGTAGATTAGTAGTTATATCTGAAGAAGGTATGATTGCTGACGTTAGAGAGGTATCAGATGAAGTACCTGCTAAAGAAACTGAAGAAGGCGAAGAGATTACTTCTGACCTTGAAGAAGAAGCCCCTAAAGAATCTAAAGAGGAAATGGGCTATGCTACAAAAGAAGAATTGTCTTCTGCTGTTAATGAAATGAAGTCTATGATTGATGAAGTAAAAGCTATGATGTCTCCTAAAGAAGAAATGGGTGACGAAGCTAAAACTTTAAAGTCAAGAACTGTTAAAGAAGAATTTTCTTCTGCTGCTTCAAAACCTATCAAGCACAATCCTGAAGGTAAAAGCACAACAAAGAAAAAGGTGGAATTTGGAAAAGGTAATTTTTCAACACCTCTAGACAGAGTATTAAATAAATTAAATAAATAAATCAAACGAATATGAGTAATTCAAGAAACGTGGCACTAGCCACTACAACAAACATTACCACGACCTACGCAGGAGAATTTGCTGGTGAGTACATCGCGGCAGCGTTACTTTCTGCATCTACTATTGATGACGGTGGTTTAACTGTTAAAGCTAACATCGCATTTAAAGAAGTAATCAAGAAACTTGCAACCAACGCTTTGGTAAGCCCTGCATCTTGTGACTTTACACCAACAAGTACAATCACTCTTACTGAGCGTATCATTCAACCAGTAGAGCTACAAGTCAACCTACAATTATGTAAGTACGATTTCGTAAACGATTGGGAAGCTCAGTCAATGGGTTACGGTTTAGGTCAATCTTTACCCCCGAAATTCTCTGACTTTATGATTGCTCACGTTGCCGCTGAAGTAGCTCAAAATACTGAGTTCTGTATTTGGCAGGGAGACACAGCCGCAGCAGCTAATAACTCTTTTGACGGTTTTGAAAAACTAATTGCAGCTTCAGCAGCAGCAGGAGATATTCCAGCAGCTCAACAAGTAGCAGCTATTGCAGGTGGTTTAACTGCCGCAAACATTGTAACTGAATTATCTAAGGTTGTAGATGCTATTCCAGCTTCACTTTACGGTAAAGAAGATTTGTTCCTTTACGTTGGTTCGGCAGCAGCTAAATTCTACGTTCAAGCTCTTGGTGGTTTTGGCGCAAATGGTTTAGGTGCAAATGGTGTTTCTAATATGGGGACTCAATGGTGGAACAACGGTTCACTTACTGTAAACGGAGTGAAACTATTTGTTTGCCCAGGGATGTCTGCTAACACAATGTTTGCTGCTCAACGTAGTAACTTGTATTTCGGTACAGGGTTACTAAACGACACCAACGCGGTGAAGGTTTTAGATATGCAAGATTTGGATGCGAGTAACAACGTGAGAATGGTAATGCGTTTCACAAGTAGTGTTCAGTTCGGAATCGCTTCTGACTTGGTTGAGTACGCTTAATTAATTAATAATCATTAGAAAGGGGTGGGTGGTATTAATCCGCTCACCCCTTTTTTTTTAAACCTATAAAAAAATAAAATTATGGCTTGTGCGTTAACATCGGGGCGGAGTGTCCCTTGTAAGTCCGCCTTTGGTGGCATTAAAGAAGTATTATTTGCTGACTTTGGAGCAGTTGCTAGTATTACAATTGCCGCTGCAACAGGAGAGGCTACTATTGTTCCTAACGGAACGCCTGAGTGGTTTTCATATCCAGTAAAAGGTAATTCTAGTCTAGAAACAACTGTAACCAGTTCAAGAGAAAACGGTACTACTTTCTATACTCAAACATTAACTCTTACATTACCATTTTTGGATGCTAAGACTAATGCTGAACTTTACCAATTAGCTATTACTAGACCAAATATGATTGTTGTTGATTACTATGGCAACAGTTTTCTTTGTGGTCTTGAAAACGGAATGGAGCTTACAGGTGGAACTATTGTCACAGGAGCTGCGGCCGGTGACCTTAGTGGTTTCACAGTTACTATGGAAGGTATGGAGCAAAACGCGCCTTGGTTCTTAGCCGTTACCCCTGCTGCTGATGCTGCAACTATTGACCCTACCCCAGCGGGTACTCCTCCTGCGGTTACTCCTGCTTAATCAGCTTTTTAAGTTAGAAAATGAAGCCTCCTTAATTGGGGGCTTTTTTTTTGCTTAAACAATTCTACAAATTCACTTCTTTTTTACGTTATATAAGTGTATGATAATATTAACCACTTCAACGGCCTCACAATTACTATCTGTAATACCTAGAACGTATACCAGTATACCGTTTAAAATGTCTATCAGAGATGACAGTACAAATATTACGGTGACTTATATTATTGCAGCGGCTACAACGGTGGGGAATTACTTACAGTTTAACCAAGCCTTTAACCCTGTATTGGTTAAGAATCATTTTTATGATATACATTTATACACAGAAACGGCTTCAGGCTATAAGCAAGATATTTTTAAGGATAGAATATTTTGCACAGACCAAGACGTGAACCAGTTAAATGAAAGCTCTCATTATAAACTTAACGAGGGTCAATATATTCATTACAATGGTTTTAATAATACCTATACAGTACGATGAAAAAAACACAATTGAGAAACGACAAAGGGCAGTTTAAAAAGGCTTCTAAGGTGTCAGAGTTTGGCTTTGTTAATCTAAGCACATATACAAGCCCTGAGATAAAAGAAGTCAAAGGAGAGGACTATATTGAATACGGTGCTGACAATAACTATTTCCAGTATCTTATAGACCGTTACAACGGCTCTCCTACAAACAATGCTGCTATCAATGGTATAAGCGCACAAATATACGGAAAGGGCTTAAACGCTACTGATTCAAGCCGTAAGCCTAATGAGTATGCTCAGATGGTTTCCTTATTTAAAAAGGATGTTGTAAGAAAATTGTGTTATGACCTTAAATTAATGGGTCAATGTGCTGTTCAGGTTATATACTCTAAGGATAGAAAGACTATTGCTCAATTAGAGCATATGCCAATAGAGACTTTAAGAGCTGCAAAATGTGATGATGACGGTGATATACCTGCTTATTACTATTTTAAGGATTGGCCAAACATCACAAGAAGTGACAACCCATTAAGAATACCTGCTTATGGGATGTCTAATGAAGATGTTGAGATATATTATATTAAACCCTACAAGTCAGGATTTTATTATTACTCTCCTGTTGATTATCAAGGGGGGTTACAATATGCTGAACTAGAGGAAGAGGTTTCAAACTATCACCTCAATAATATCCTTAATGGCCTAGCTCCCAGTATGTTAATCAATTTTAATAATGGAACTCCAAACCAAGAGGAACGTCAATTAATTGAAAGCAAAATTGCTCAGAAGTTTTCAGGAACTAGTAACGCAGGTAAGTTTATACTAGCCTTTAACGATAACAAGGAAAGTCAGGCAGAGATAAGCCCTGTGCAATTAAGTGATGCACATAACCAATATCAATTTTTATCAGAAGAAGCAACATCTAAAATACAGGTTGCTCATAGAATTGTATCACCGTTTTTATTAGGTATTAGAACGTCTTCAGGTTTTTCAAGTAATGCTGACGAAATTAAGACCGCTTCTTTGTTAATGGACAACACCGTTATTAGACCTTTTCAGGAGCTTTTAATTGATTGCTTTGATAATCTACTAGCTTACAACGATATCTCCTTAAACCTATACTTTACGACCTTACAGCCATTAGAATTTACTGATGTTGATAAGGACATTCAAGGAAGTGAAGACATAGAAGAGGAAACAGGATACGAGTTTAGCAATGTAAATCTTGCTAAATATCCTTGGGACAAATGTATAGAAGAACAAACTGCTAGATATGGAGCTGAATCTGCCCCTAAAATTTGCGGATACATTAAAGAAAATATGTCATCTGTTGATTTGAAAGAAATTGACGGAAAACAAGCATTTGAAACTCGTGAAGAAGCTGAGGCAATAGCTAAACTAGCAGGTTGTGAAGGCTATCACACACACGAAGAAGACGGTAAAGTATGGTATATGCCCTGCGAAGACCATAGTAAGTTCGATTTATCTAATGAAATAGGAGCTGAATTAGCTGCTGAGTTATTAGAGTTAGGTCAAGACGAAGAAGACCTTATGGACAGCTACGAATTAGTAGATGTTTCTGAAGTTGATTATGAAAATGAAGAAAAAAGTGACAAAATAATAAGCGAACTAAACGCAGAAAAAGACACAAATGTTTCCTTATTAAGTAAGATTGTAAATCTAGTATCAACTGGCCGAGCATATCCTAAAAATAAATCAGAACAAGACGGAGTTACAAAACAGAAGGGTCTTGCTAGGTTCTTAGTAAGGTATCAATACGCACCTCTAAAAGCCAATGTAAACAACTCACGCAAGTTTTGTATTGCAATGGTTGGAGCTAAAAAGATATACCGTAAGGAAGACATAGAGAAGCTATCTAACAAACCTGTAAACGCAGGATTTGGTATAGGCGGTTCAGCAACGTATTCTATTTGGTTAAATAAAGTAGTTGATAAAAACCTACCTGAATCAGAATTAAACGCATATAACCTTTACAAAGGGGGTGCAAGATGTCAGCACAAATGGTTTAGAAAAACTTATATGTTGACTTTAGACGGTGTTAAATCAGAGGTAACAACCACAAAAGCAAAATCTAAGGGTTTTAAATTTCCTGTGAATGAGCAATTAGTACCAGTTGCTCCGACAGATATGAAATACAGAGGCTACACAAAAGCCTACTGGGACAAAATGGGATTCAAATATTAAGATATGGCAACAGTATTATTTATAAACAGGACTGACCTTGTACGCAACTCTATTTTAGACGGAAATGTGGATACTGAAAAGTTCATTTTCTTCATAAAGACGGCGCAAGAAATTCATATTCAGAATTATATGGGTACAAAACTTTACAGCGGTTTGACTAATGCTGTTGTCGCAGGTATTGACCTGCCTGTTAACGCACGTTGGAAACTGTTATTAGATGATTACGTTGTGCCTATGCTTATATGGTTCAGTCAAGTTGACTATATACCTTTTGCTAGTTATCAGATACGCAACGGTGGTATGTTTAAACACCGCTCAGAGAACGCTGACACCGTTTCAAAGGATGAAGTAGACTATCTAGTAGAAAAGGCAAGAACGAACGCTGAATGGTACTCTAGAAGGTTTATTGATTATATGTCTTTTAACCAAACATTATTCCCTGAGTACAATAGTAATGCAAACGATGATATATACCCGTCATATGATGCTACTTTTAACGGATGGGTTCTGTAATGTATAAAGTGAAGAAAGACAATATCAAGAAATTAAAGCTGTTTTTAAAGAAGATTGAAGACAGCAAAATAAAAAAAGCAAAGGATGGCAAACGAAATATATAGTTCCTCTTGGTGGGGCGATGGCCCTTGTAATGATGTCGGTTGGGGAATCATTTACAAGCAGTATGCAAACTGTGGGCCAGTACAGCCTATCATAGATGCCTTTGTAATTAGAGTAGAAGCTGACGGTGGTACGGTTGAATCTACGGCTTGTCTTGAAACAGATTTAACCTACTTAACTGAAAATCCTTAATTATGAGTTATTATGACAATGCATCGCTTATGTTCCTCGCAGGAGGTGGAGCACAAAAGGATGGTACTGCTTACTCTGTAAAACCCGTTCCCGTTTATGGTAGCGAGTTAGTTACTAATGGGGATTTTTCTACTAACACTTGGTGGACTTTAGGGCAATTTTGGTCTATTGCAAATGGATTTGTTACAAGAGCCGTTGTTGGTTCTGAATTAAATTATTCTGTCTCAAGAAGTAATTTATTAACGATTGGAAAATCCTATAAAGTAGAAATAGATGTTAACAGCGTAGACAGCGGAAGTGTCAAAGTAGTTTTAGGCTCTACAAATGGCACGGAATATACAAGCGCTGGAGTATATATTTTTGAGGGTGTTTGTACATCCTCTACAAATTTTAAAATTAGCCCATCAAGTGATTTTAATGGCTCAATAGACAATGTATCAATAAAAGAGGTTTTAGTAAATGGAGACTTCACCTTTTCAAGAGGTTCAAACCTTGCGGCTACTCGTGTAGATGCGGGACCAAATTATTACATTGAGAAAGGGCGGGAGAATCTTTTGTTGTATTCGCAAGAGTTTGATAATTCTTATTATGGAAAATCTTTAGGTACACTTACGGCAAATCAAACAACTGCACCAGATGGTTCTTTAACGGCTGACTTGTTTACAAAAACTTCTGCGGTAAATAGCGTTTCTGAATTAAAGAAAAGCAGCCCCATTTATGCATCAATTGGAGTTCATACCTATTCGGTTTATGTGAAGCAAAATGTTGGTGATAATGTTTTGTTGAGATTAGATTCATCTGGAAATACTGCAAGTGCATTGTTTACATTTAGCACAAAATCTATTAATCCTACTGGTTCAAATGTTATTGATGCAACCGCGACTGAATTATCGGATGGATGGTTTAGATTAAGTGTAACGGGAAAAGTTACGAGCACATCTTGGTCTTTATCTATTGCAACTTTATACGCTAACCCCACCAACGATAGCGTTTTTGTTTGGGGGTCTCAATTAGAGCAATCATTAGCCGCCACCGAATATATTGAAACGACAACGACAACGGGAACGGCTGGTATATTAGAGAACACCCCACGCTTTAACTATTCATTTGGGGCGAGTTGCCCAAGTTTGCTTTTGGAAGGGAGTAGGACTAATTTGATTGAGTATAGTGAGTACATTGATTCTTGGTCTAAAGCGGGTTCGGTAACTATACCAACCAATAACGATATATCACCCGAAGGAATACAAAATGCATCTTTAATTTTACCTAACGCTGGAAGCGGTACTTTTGGGATTATAAATTCAATAACAAAGAATACATCTTCAATTACTTACACATTAAGCGGTTTTGCAAAAGCTAAGGATTATAATTTTTTAATATTAAGAATTGATTCTGGAGCGGCGGGTGGAGTAAAAGGTGCGTTTGATTTAAGTGATGGAACTATATCAACTGCATTCTCTACAAACGGAACTGGCTTTACTCTTATTGATGCAGATATAAATCCATATACAAATGGTTGGTATCGTTATGAAGTTTCCTTTACAACAGATTCATTATCACTTTTACGAAGTATTTTTTATGTAAGCAATGTTACTGGAAACGGATTTAGCGTTCCAAGCTATACAGCAAATGGAACTAATGGTATTTTGTTTTGGGGCGCACAAATGGAATCTAACGCCTCCTACGCAACTTCGTATATACCAAATCATTCGGGAACGGGAACAATAACGAGGGCGGCGGATGATTGTTATAAAACGGGTATATCTTCTTTGATTGGGCAGACTAAGGGGACTATTCTTATAGATGTTGATTTTAAAACATTAAGTGGCACAAATATGTTTATATCAATCAGACCTGATTCAGGTAATAAAATTGAGATATATAGAGATATTAATCTTATTTATACTGAAATTGCATCTAGTAATTCATTTAGTCTTATCAAAACAGGTGTTACTGTTGGTAGATATAAAATTGCATTTGCTTATTCAAGTGGCTCAAATGCAATGTATATAAATGGAGATTTAATATCAAGTAATTCAACATCTTTTGCATTTACATCAACTTTAAATGATATTTATGTAAACTCAAGAGGCGGCTCAAGTTATATAGAGCAGTCAGAATACTCTCAAGTCCAACTCTACAAAGAAAGATTAACCAACGCTGAACTCGCTGCACTCACAACAATATAGATATGACACGACTTACAAGAAAATACGAATTTGTAGACGAAGCCGCAGCGGATGCCGCTATCGCATTATTACCAACCGATGACGAAGGGAACCCTACTCACGAGCATTTAGTAACTAAGCTAGGACACTTAGTTTTAGTACCTGCTGTTTATGACGATAAAGGTAACATCATAACACCTGCGGTCTTATCTGATTATTACGCAGTAGATGTGTACTGGGGCAACGAGGCAGATGTTTCTTGGGACAGCTTTATAGTATGGCCTACACCAATGGGTGTTCATACTTATGGCTCTTCAAGTTCTAGAAACGAATACGCAGCGACATACTGTGATTTGTTTCCTGAGAGTTTATACTGTAACCCACCCGAACCACCCGAAGAAATTTAATACATTTGACTAAAATATAATATTATGTCAAAGATTACAGAAGGTGAATTGCAAGAGTTAAAAGCTCAAGAAACAAAAAAGGGAGCTATCCTGCACGATTTAGGTT